AACAAATAACAGAAGACCAACAAGATGCTTTAGCTGGTTCAACAGGTTATTCACCTAGTTCTACAAATAAATATGTTTCAGCACCATTGATAGATACTTATACAGCTAACGCAGCTGGATACTTAACAGGTGGAACTGATGCACAAACTACTTATGGTACTTGGGCAGCAGTATCAGATGGTTCATTTAGGGTTGCAGTAGATGGAGCAGCAGCAGTAAATGTAGATGGTATTAATTTTACAGGTGATGCTTGGATGGCAGATGTAGCTACAACAATACAAGCAAAATTACGAACAGCAACAGGTGGAACTGAAACAGTAGCTTGGAGTCAAACAGAAGATATAGATTATGATAATCTTACAGAAAAAGATGATTTAGAATTTGCTACTGAAGCTGCATCAGATAATTCTTTAGTAAAAATAGATGATACTCATTTTATAGTAGCTTATTATGATGATGCTAAGGGATTTATAAGTACATTTAGTATAACTGCAGCTGGAGTTATTACAAAGGAGGATACTTTAGAACATGATGCTAACCAAGGAACTTACAACTCTTTAGTAAAAATTGATGATACACATTTTATGTTAGCTTATGCTGGAGATGGAGTAGATGGTTATGTAAAAACATTCTCAATAGATGGTTCTTATACTATTACAGAAATAGATGAATTAGAACACGATACTGACCATGGTACACACAACTCTTTAGTAAAAATTGATAGCACACATTTTGCTTTAGCTTATCAAGGAACTGATAGTGATGGATTTATTAAAATATTTACTTTAAGTGCAGCTTTTGGAATAAGTCAAACAAGTTCATTAGAACATGATGCTGCAGATTCCGCTTATAATTCATTAGTATTAATAGATTCTACACATCTTATGTTAGCTTATCAACAATCTGATAATTCTGGTCATCTAAAAACATTTAGTATTGATGGTTCTTATACTGTAACACAAATAGATACTCTTTCAGTTGGTGCAAGTATTTATTACATGTCTTTAGTTAAGATAGCTGTTACTGCAGGAGATTTGAGCTATTTTGCTTTAGCTTATAGAGGACTTGGTGATGATGGCTTTTTAGCAACATTTAGTATTGATAGTGCTTGGGATAATATTACTTTGGTAGAAACTTTAGAACAAGATACTGCAAATGCTTCTTACAATTCTTTAGTATTATTAGATAGTACACATTTAATGTTAGCTTATTCTGGAAATGGCTATACAGGACAAGGTCTTATAAGAATATTTAGTGTTGGTGTTGATGGTACTAGTATAACTCAAACATTTTCATTAGAACAAGATGCTGCTAATGGTACATATAATTCATTAGCAACACTTACAGATACAAGAGTTGCTTTAGCTTATAGAGGAGCAGATGGTGATGATTTGGTAAAAACATTTGATTTAGACTTTAGTATAACAAGTGGAAATTTTACAATTACTTCAGCTACTGTAGGTGCAGATAGTGCAATTAGTGTACTTTCTACTTCTACAGGAACAGAGGGTACAGATATATCTGGAGCTGGTGCAGCTGATTGGATGGATGCTGATACAGGAAATGGAGTAGCAACTCAAGGTACTTCAGGCGAGGGTAAAATACCTAAATTTAATAGTGCTGGACGATTAGGAGGAGCTTGGGCACCGACAACTCCATCAGATGATAATGATATAGCTAGTAAAACTTATGTAGATGATTCAGTTATTACTTATCCTATTGGATTAAATAATGCTGGTACTTGGTGGACATATACTATACCTTTTAATGACCAAACTGAAGTTGAAAATGATGCTCCTTGGTATATTAGCTCAAACACAGAAGTATATGGTGGTAATATTTATACTTCAACAGCAGCAGCTTATGCATATACTAATCTTATGACTATGGATGCTACAGTATATAGAGCTAAGTTTAATCAGACAGAAAAAATTATAGTAGAATATCCACTTGCTCATGAAGGTAACACTGGTGATACTGGTGATTTAACATGGCATGGTTTAATACATGATGCAGATATGCCTGGTGGTTTAGCAACTACAGATACTAGAGTAGGTTTTACCTATGATTGTGATACTGGAAAAATGTATACAACAGTTGCAGATGGTTCAAATGTTACACAGTTTGAAATAACACCTTGGACAACATCACAAAGTCAAACAATGCAAATATATAGAATAGAATGGGATGGTGCAGGTGGAACATGTAGATTTTATGTTAATAATGTATTAGTAAATACAGAAACAGTTTACACTCCAGCTGAAGCAACGTACATTTATTTATTATTTCGTCAAGAAGCAGCTAATAAAATGGTAATAGGTATACCAAAAGTATCTCATGAATTACCAACTCCATAAATTAAATTAAACAACAAATATATGCCAGAAACAGGAATATCAGCAGCACAAGCAGCAGCTCTAGCACGAGCCGCCGCTGATGCAGCATTAGCAGAAGCAAAACAACATGCTACTCAACAAGCAACCGCAGCTAGAGCAGTAGCTGTTGGGTTTGGAAGAAAAGAATTAGCTGCTTCGGAAGAATCATTAAAGAAATCTATTACTGCTACTCAGAGATATGCTGAACAAAAAGCTGCACAGACAGCAGAAGAAATAGGTCAGGAAATGTTTAAAGAAAAAGCACGTCCTAATCCTACCAAAAAGAAAACAATTTTTACGAGTAAAGAAGCTAGAGATTTAACTAAAAAAAATCTTAAGTATTTTTATTCACTTTATAAATAAACAACAAAATTATGCCTTTAACACAAGAACAAATTGATGAACTTGATGCAATAGCGGGTGCTGTTCAATCAGGCGGAGGAACTCCAGAAGACCAAGCTAATTATAATTATGCAGTGGAAAACTTTGGTTATTCATATACACCACCAACTACAGAACCACCACCAACTACAGATACACCACCAATTTATGGAGAAGAAGATGTAGTAGTAGAAGAAGATGTAGATTCAGATGATGATGCAACATCACAATTTGATGGTTCTTATCCAGATTTTCAATCAGAAATAAATGATACATATGCAGAAATGGAGTTAGCACAAGCTCAGACTACTACTTTTCAAAATGACCTTACAACTTTTTATGATACTCAAATTGATGATTATAAAACTTTAATAGTCAATTCACTTGCTACAGTAAAAGGTAATTTTGAAACTGCAATGGATAGTCTTTTGGCATCATATAATGTTCGTAAAGAATTAATTCAACAAGAAAATTCTGCTATGTTAGCTGGAGTTACTTTATTAGGTATTCGTTCTGGTCGTCAAAGATATGCTGGTAATATACACGCAGCAATACTTAGTGGTCAAGAAGATTGGGGAATGAAACGACTTACTGCACTAGATGCTGAAGAATTAGAAGCTAAAACAAAATTACAAGATGCTTATGACAGTAAAGAATGGGAAATACTTAATCAAGAGGCAATAATGTTGCAAGATATTGAACAACAAAAAATTAAAGCATTTAATGATTTACAAGTTGCTGCTCAAAATGAAAATGATAGATTAATGAGTCTAGTTGAGAATTATCAACAAGGACTTACTGCTTTAAGAGAACATGCAGAAACCAAGTTAGAAGGTCTTCTTGATGCTGGAATTCCAGAGTATACTTTAACAGATGCAGAAAAGTTATCTTTAGAGCAAGGTTTGGGATTAGTAGCTGGAACTTTTACAAAATTTTATAATGCTAAATTAGAAGAACGTAAACAAGAACAAGAAGCAGAAGATAGAGAATATATAGTAGACTGGGCAGAAAAAGCTGCACAAGCAGGAGCAACAGAAGCACAGATAAGAACAATCTTAGAAGCAACAACTACTGACGAAGCATTAATTGCTGCTAGTCCATTTTTATATGATGGACCTTCATTTGCTGAACAACTAAATGCATCTAAAGAAGGAATGGTTTACATTAATGGTGAATTATATCCAGCAGATGGTTTAACAGACCCATTAACTGGTGCTCCAACAAATCCTGATAAATGGATAACAGTTCAAGGACCAGATGGAGATATTACTTATGACTTTACATCTTATGCTGGAGATATAACCTGGGCAGACGACCCAGATGGTGGTGTTAGAAAGATACTTAGAAATATACTTCTTAGTATGCCTAATTTTGTGAGTACTGAAGCAGCTAATGATTATATACAATATGGAGCACAGGGAAAATGGGCAGGTTCACCTATAACAGGAGAAATGATAGAACAAGTAGCTATGCAATATGGTATAGATGGACGTGTATTGATGGCAGTTATACAGAAAGAAAGTGATTTTGGTACATCTCCTGTTGCAGTTAAAAATAATAATCCAGGAGGATATACATGGTTTGATGAAATGGAAGAATATGATTTGGGTTGGGAAAAGGGAACAGCTAGACCTGGAACAGAAACTGGTAATTATGTTAATTTTCCAACAATGTTAAATGGTTTGAAAGCTATTGCGAGTAATATAAGTAGAAGAAGGATAGACCCTTCTAAATTATCAGGAGGAGTAGGAGAATTATCTGCTCTTGCTCAATCAGTTGTTGATAATCCAGGATTATTATCAACATTTACACCAACCATAAAAGGAGATATTATAGAAGAATTAGCAATAAAAGGTTATGATATACCTATAGAGTTAAGTATGGAAGAAAAAATTAGACTTGAAAGAGATATGAAGAAAGATTTTAATACTATAGCTAAAGATACTAAAAAAGCTGTCCAACAAATAGATATTATGAATACATCATTTGATACACTTACAGAAGACCCATCAAATGAAGATAAATTAAATGCTGCTTCTCAAGGTATATTAGTGGTATTCCAAAAAATGTTAGACCCAACATCAGTTGTTCGTGAATCAGAATATGCTAGAAGTGGAACAGGACTATCACTTGAAGGAAGAATACAAGGTTTTATGAAAAAATTAGAAGCTGGTGGTGCAGGTTTAACAGTAGATGATTTAAAACAATTTGTAGATATGGGTAATACTTATTTTACAAATGTTTATAGACCATCATTAGTTGATGAAGCATTATTAACACGAGATATAGCTAATAAATATAATTTAGATTTACAATTAATATTAACAAGGTCAGTTATGAGCTTATTAGAAGAATATGGTGAAGAAGAAGCAGAAGAAGAAGGAGGAATATCACAAACTACAGAATTTATGTCTATACCTCCAGAGAATATGACAGAGGATGATATATTATTCGCAGAATTTGATGCATTTAACAGTAATCAATAATAATAAAAATATGGCAATAACAAGAGAACAATTTATAAAATTAAGAAAACGAGGTGCTAGTGTTGAAGATATACAAAGATTTGCAGATAGTAGAAAAACTAAAAAAAGAGGTATGATACAAAATTTTGGTATAGGTGTTGCTAAAACTGGTTTAAAAGATATGCGTAGTTTTCTAAAACTCGTATTACCTCAAGCAGCAGAAAAAGCACTTGATATAGATAAAGTTCCTGAAGAATGGATGACTCCACGTGGTGGTGCTCAAAAAGCTGGTGCTACGATAGCTGGTATAGCAGAATATTTTATTCCTGCTACAGGAGCATTAAAAGCTGGTAGAGCTCTTAGAGGTACTAAAAGAGTATCAGAATTAGGTAAATTTGGTCAAAGAGCATCTCAACTAGGTGCTCAATCTTTAGTAGAAGGTGTGGGAGGACTTGGAGTAGGTACAGTTCAGGAAGGTGAACTTAATAAACAAGCATGGAGAGAAGGTGCTACTTCATTAGTAGCTCCAGGAGCTTTAGCTTTAGGAGGAAAAGTATTTAGACTTTTAGGTGGTGGAAAAGTAGCTAATAGATTTAAAAATGCTATTGGTAAAAGTTTAAAACCAACTATGAAATTTGGTACTAAAGTTGAAAAGTATTATGATGATGCTGTAAGAGCATTTAAAACAATAGATGAAGATAAATTACTAGGTACAAAAGCTCTTTTTAAAGAAGCTGATGGAATAACACCAAGAAATCCAGAAACAGTTTCAGAAACTTTTGAAGCATTATCAGCAGCAAAGAAAAGAGTTTTTAAAAGTTATGATGATATAGCTAAAGAATCAGGAGAAATGGGTGCTACACTTGGAACAAAATTAACAGACTTACAAAAAAATTTAAGAGCTGTAATAAAGGATAAGGGATGGAGTAAAAAGGCAAAAACTTATATGAGAACACAGATAAATGACTTAAATGATTTAAAAAATGTTTCCCCAGTAAAAATACAAGATAGAATAAAGGAATTAAATAAGAGAATTAATTGGAGTAGAGGAGGAATTGGAAAAATTAAAAATAATATTGATGCTAGTATAGTAGTTAAGCTAAGAGGAGCATTAGATGAGTTAATAGAGAGCACAACTGGAAAGGCAGGAGCAGGGTATCAAGCATTAAGAAATCAATATGGAGCATTAAAAACTATAGAACATGATTTAACTAGAGAAACACTTAAACAAGCAAGAAAGAATACAAAAGGATTTTTTGATGTTACTGATGTATTTACAGGTGCAGATATAGCATCTGGTATACTAACAGGAAATCCTGCGACTTTAGCTAAAGGAGCAGCTGGTAGAGGTTTTAAAGAATGGCTTAAGTTTTTGAATGACCCAGATAGACATATTAAAGAAGCATTTAAAATAATTGAAAAATTAAAGATACCTAAAGGAGCAATGGAAAAGTTAAACTTAGAAACACTTCCTAAATATTTTACAGGAGGTGCTTCAAGATTAATACCTAAAAGAGCCAAGAAATATTTAAAAGGTAAGGGCGAAACCCCTACAACTAAAAACCTAACTACTGAAGCAAAGAAATATAAAACAGCAGAGGAGTTTGTTGATGCTTTTCATAGAGGAAAAGTTGGACTTAAATATCATATTACAGATAATCCGAATTTCAAGATTAGCACAAAGATAGAGCCGTCTGACGTTCCTGCTGGTATGGGTACGAAAAAGGTTTTATCTAAAACAGAGTTTGAAAAACAATTACAAGCTGATGTTAAAATATTCAGGGAACGTAGGCTTAAATCAGAAGAAGAAATACAAAAGTTTTTAGATGTTCAGAGAAAGCAATACACTGGCGAGGGTGGACTAATGACAACACAAAATCTTGATGCTTGGTTAGAAAAAGGAGTTTTGTTGGGCGACAGAAAGTATGTTGCAATTATTGATACATCTACTGTTCCTGCCAAAAACATTATAGATTCAACGAGGGGATTCGGCAACGAACAACTAATAACACTACCAAGTAAAGCAAGGGTTGTTGACGTCGTTACGATAGAAGAAGCATTAAAGCTACAAAAAGCAAATCAAGAAATATTAGAACAAACCATTAAGGGTAAATCCCAACTAATAGACATCTTTAATAAAGCTAAACCTACTGTTATTAAGAAAAAAGTTAAAAAGAAAGCACAAAAATCTGTAGATGACAGTTTACTAAAATCAATACTGAAAGACCAAAGGGGAGAAATGAGTTTAGCTAAATTTGAAGGATTGGAAAATCTAACACTTAAAACTGTAGAAAAACTTAAAGGTAGAACAGCTGTTAATAAACAGTTTATATCAGACTTAACTAATGCACCAGATATTAAACAAATAGAACGACAAATTATTCGTGAAACACTTGCAAAGATGCCAGAAGGTAAAGTAAATGTTAAAGAGTTTGCAGATTCTATTGCATTAGATGAAAGAGTTTTACAATTAAATACAAAAATACATAATGTAGAAACACAAGGTAATAACTGGATTGGTGTAGGTGGTGAAGACGCTGTATTACCACAAAAGATTCGTGGTCAAATTGAAGATTATGGTGAAAAAATATACGAGAGTAATGTAGAAACTCCATTTGCTAGCGAAAAACATTTTCCTGGAGATACAAAAAATTATTTTGCTCATACTAGATATGAAGACTTACCAGATAAAAGATATATAGCTGGTCAATATCAAGCAATGAATGATACTAAAGATGTTAGAAGAATTTTAGAAGTTCAATCTGATTTATTACAAGAAGGTGCAAAAATTTTAGAGAGAGAAATGGTACATGCTAAAAATATATTAAATAATCCAACATATAAAGCGAGTAATGAAGCAGCATTTAAAAACCCAGATAGTCGTAGACTTATTGTTGAAGAAGCACAAAGAAGATTAGATGAATTACAGAATTTGAAAAATACATACATGAAAACCTGGTTTAATAGAATAATAAAAGAAGAAATTAGGGATGCAGCTGTAGCTGGCAAAACTAAATTGCAATTTCCTACTGGTGAAACAGCTATGAAAGTAGAGGGGTTGGGGGAGTTTGATGAGGGTGCGAGTTGGGTCTTGAATAATAATCAGCGATTATCTTTTATAGATAGAGGTAGTAATTATACAAAACCAAAAGTAGGGCAAGAAATAAGTAGAATTGGAACAATTGGAGATAACTGGGTAATAACAGACGTACTAGAAGATGGTAAGTTTAAGGCAATGCCAGAAGGTGCAATGCAACAAGCAGTTGAAGATGCTGGCATTGCTACAGATAATATGAGTGCACAAGAATTATGGGAAGAATTTGATGGAGCTATAAAGAATATTAATTTAGAGTTTATAGAACAATTTGATATATCTGGCAAGATAAATACAGAGGATGCTGTTTATAAATTTTATGAAAAACAGATAAGAAATTCATTAAAAAAGGAAAGACCAGATATGAAACTGATTACTGACGCACAGGGTGTAACTTGGTGGGAGATACCGATTATAGAGACAGATGCAACACAAGCAATAACAGCACATTCATTAGCACCATTGTTAGTACCTGGTACAGCAGCTGGAGTAAGTGCTACAGTAATAAAGAGAAAACAAAAAAGAAAAAGAGCTAAATAATTAGCTCTCTTTTGATTTATACTTTTCTATAATCTTTTTATAGTAACCAATATTAATTTTAATATGGGTTTCTTTTTTTTGTGTCAATCTTTTTAACCATTTCTCACCTTTAATTTCATTCACTCTATTATGAATAGATGGGTCTCCTGTATGGTGTCTTAAGTGGCATCCATTACATATTGGTATTAAGTTATCTTCATCATATCTCAATACTGATGATTTACTTTTGGGATAATAATGATGTAGACAAGATAGTTCTCTACCACAGACCATACATTGTTTGTATGTTCTATGACCCCATTCTTGCATAAGTCGGTCTGCTTTTCTTCTATAATAACTTATTTTTCTAGCCATTTGTTTTTTTAAGTAGAGCTAATAAAAGATTTTAACATTTTAATATCAATATTATTTTTATCCATGATATAACATAAATCATCTGTTATGATATTATATTTTTTAATGAGTAACATTTTGCTCCAGTTATTATCTCCACCACTTACCTCCTTAGTAAGATGTTTATTTTCCTTTAAAAACTTTTTTAACTTTTTTAATTGAAAAAAATATACCAAGTTATCATTTACTATTACCCAGACGTCAGCTTTACTTTTATTTATACCACTTGGTTTATTCTTATAATAAATTTCAAATACAACATTCCCAGTTTCATTTATCTTTAAATCTTTTTTAACCTCTAATGTTTTTTTAATTATAGGCATATTAATATCCCAATCAGGAAAATAACCTTCGGACATAAAAGAAAAAACATCTATATCTTCTAAGATATTTAAAATAGAAACTTCTTCTTTCTCTCCTATTTTTAAATCTCTATTAAATGTTTCTTTATTATTCATAATTTATCTAATTATCTTAGGTTAGTCTTTCTTTAATCTCATTTATTCGCTTCTCCATATATCTTCTATAGTATGTTTCAAATTCTCCTTTTGAACCTTCTTGTTTCCAATACACATATAAAGTATTATGTAGTTTTTGAGCTGGTGATTTATCTTCTTCAGCTCTTTTAGGTAATGAAGGTAAGTCTAATAAATTTTCTTTTTCTATTTGATTATCAGGTGAAAAGGTAAACCAACCAAACTTATCTATGTTACCTATGATTTTTGCTAACTCCTCGTCAGATAAATTTTCCTGAGTATCAACTTGACACCTTAGTGTTCTATTACTCATGGATGTTATCTTACTTATTGTAGCTGGTACTTGTAGTAATTTCATATATTTATTTTAAATGATTAGTATATTTAAAGTAAGGATGATTTCTGGCATTACCATCTATCACCTTAACTTTTAATTTAGGAAATTTAGATAATACATAAGGAAAAGATAATTGGTCTCTAGAACTCCATCTACATATTTCTGACCACCAAGCATTATTAAATCTTTCCATCTCCTTACTATGTTTTCTTACTATTATACAACATTCTTTTAAACCATGTAATTCTGGAAAGTTTTTATTTCTATAATGTTTTATTTGTTCATCTATTATTAATTTTTGATTACTAAATAATATTTTACATAAATTTGCTTCATCATATAAACATTTTCTATAAGGATGCTTCCATAATGCCATATCATATTTATCTCCCAACCATTCCTTTACTAATTGTTCTGGTGGTATTAATAATTCTACATTTCCATCTGTCCATATAGAGTAATCTGCTTCTATAAATTGGTGTGCTAAAATTTTATAAATCTTAGCTTCCATTACAGGTTCTATAAACTTTCCTTCACCAGTAAAACATTTAATTTTATCTTCTCTTGGGTTATCTTTATCACCAGTTATTGATGTATAAATTTTAATTTGTTTCATAATAATTTATTATTTATTCTTATTGCTTTTATTCTTGTTTCGGCTATCTTACAATATTCTTCTTCTTTTTCCATTCCAATAAAATTAAATTCTTCTTTTTTACAAGCAATACCTGTTGTACCACTACCCATAAATGGGTCTAATACTGTTCCACCTTTAGGTGTTACTAATCTTACAAGATATTCCATTAGTTTAACTGGTTTTACAGTAGGGTGGTTGTTTTGTGTCTTTTTACTTTCCATTTTTCTATAATATACTTCACCAGAACATTTATCGTGATTATTAGTTCCATTAAGTGTTTTATCACAATCTTTACAAACTGGACTTTGACTATAATTTCCTGCTGTAAATTTTTCATTGCTTAACTCCTCACACCCAGCATTCCTTTCACTCTTACTTGCTTTAGGACAGTAGAAGAATCTTGAAGCTCCACCTTTGTCACCTCTATTACTTGGACTATTGGGCTTATTATCTTTAATAAAGCCTTCTACTTTATACTGTTTATCCTTGTAATTATAAGTTTTACCACCTTTACTAACCCCACTCTGTTCATCTAACATTTTACCAGCTTCTTCATCTAATATTATATTAGCAGGAAATCTACCTTGTTTATCTTCACCCATACCACCAGCAGTTGTTGTTTCTTCACTTTGATATGCTCTTGATGTTTTTCCACTTGGTCTTGCTTTCATTTCTTCTGTTCCCACTCTACACCCATCTATATTTATACCACCAGTTCCCCATTTAAGTACATTCTTAGCTACTGTTTTCTCTGATAAAGGTTTTCTTGCTACTACTATGGGTTCGTGTGCTGGTTTAAGAGCAGTTCCCCAACCTTCCCATTCGGAAGTTCCTTTGGTGTATTTACCTTTTTCACCACAAGGAACTTGGCTATCTCTTTGTTCTGTTTTATTACTTTTTGCTACAAAATCTGGTCTTTCATAAGGTATTCTCTCATTACCTTGTAACTTATCAACTGCCTTGCCTATGTTATGGCTCTTTGGAAATCCTGAACCATAAAGCCACATAATCTGGTCTCTTATTTCAAATCCTGCATCTTCAATACCACTTGCCATTCTATGATACATTCTACTGGAGTTAGAAGCTAATAGGTGTCCACCAGGCTTTAAAACTCTTAAACATTCTTTAGCCCATTCATAACACCAGTTTTGGTAGTCTCTTATAGCTTTATTACTCCTATCATATACACCAGCATAAGCCGCAGGAGAATTGATACCACCAACTACTTCTGAACCATCACTTCTTTTACCTCTTTTTGTTTTAGCTTTTAATATTTCTTCTCCTTTATAACCTGGTTCAAAAGTATCCCAAGCCTTTCCCATAAACCCAATACCATAAGGTGGGTCTGTTACAATACTATCTACTGAGTTTTCTTCTAACTCTTTCATTTTTTCTATACAATCACCTTGTATTAAATCATTTTTCATAATAAAAATTAAATAATATTTTAGCTTTTCTTTCTTTCCATAATAATTTATCTTTTAAAAAATTATCTTTACTATAAACACGATTATAGTCATCATCTGGTTTTATCTTTTCATTTACCATAGGATTATTATGTATAAGTTTTGAAGTAAATTCATATTTGAATCTATCTAATAATTTAGCTCTTAAAATTAATTCATCATCACAAAAACAATGATAATATCCTGTGTGAAATATCTCTCCCCCTATCATATCTATCATCTTTCGGTGAATCATAAAATGTGGAGCATGAGAATCATTGTGAGTTCCATCATTAATACCTACTAAACCAATACCATCTGGAAATTTTTTCATAGCTTTAAGAGCATTTTTTAACATATCTTTATCTGGTTCTGTATCATCTCCAAGAAAAACTATTAAATCATATTTAGTTTTCTTTAGTAGTTTTTTAACCATTTTTGCTACACCAATACGTTCTTTATCTTCTTCTGCTATAATCTCAAAATTATCTCCCTTAAGTTTTGAAATACATTTTTCAAAACCTTCTGGTCTTATATATGGAATTATTATTGATAACTTATTATTTACTGTCATATAATCTCTTATAAGCATCCCAACCGAAAGGAAATTTGTAGGGATTAACCTAAATTGGGATGCTTGTAAGAAATGACAAACCCATGCATTTGCCATCTCCTCCACCAGATAATCGTAAAGGCATGTAAAAAATATACGTATTATCTAGTATCTATAATTTTAATATTGCTTCTTCAAAGATAACTTCTATGTCATCTTGATATTTTTTAATGTCTATATTAAAATCTCTACGCTTTTTAAATTGATACCATCTTAATTTATTTTTCGCGTTGATAAGGTCATCACGATAAGTATAAAGATTTATTAATGTTTTTGTTTTTTCTTTCATAATATTTTATTTAATTATTAAAAGGGTATTTCATCCACATTAACTGATTCTATTTCTTCACTTTCTTTCTTTTGATAAACTCCATTCATCACTAAATCTGTATAAGCTGGTAATACCTGTTTAATATCTTGTAAATCCTTACCTGCTTGAATTAAAGCACAGACCAAACCATGTCTCACCTTACCTAAAGCTATCTTATCCCAGTCAGGAGTTTCATTTCTTACCTTCTGTTTTTGATGAACTATGTTTTCTGATGAATACTGTATATCATCTGCTGAGTCAAACATTAAAATGTTATGAGATGTAATTGTTTTACCAGCTTTATTAGTCCAGTCATTGTCTTTATAACATATTCCTATCTTAGAACCTGTTTTAAGTTCTTGTGATTTAAAATCTTGATGAGCTCTTGTTTCAGAACCATCTTGTTTAGTTTTCCAAAAGCTATAGGTTCTATTATCATCACCTTTAACTTTAATTTGTTTTTCTAGGTCAGTTATCTCCTGGATAACAATGACTTTTTTTTCTAAATCCATAATTTTATTCCTTTCTATTTAATTATTATCTAATTTTTCTTGTAATCTTAACTTTTTTAACTTTTCGTATGCTTTTTTACCAGCTTTTTTCTGTATAGCATTCCATCTCTCTCTATGCTCATCTCTCCATTTATAAACTGCAACTTTATGTTGTTGTTTATATTTTTTGTTAGTAGCATATCTGTGTTTAGAATAACAAGCTAAACATTTTCCTTTAGCATAATATAATCTATTACTTGTTCCACAACTAATACATTTTTTATGCCATTTATTCCATTTTTCCATAGTTTTATACCTTTCTACTTAATTAAATTCTATCCCAACAAGTCCACTGATGTCCTTGTCCTTCATTTATCATATTGTTTGCAAAAGTTACACTACAATGAAAGTCAAATGCACAGTTATCACTTACCTCAGGATGCCAGATATTAGAAATCTGCATAAATCCTCTATCGTATGATGTTCCATTACTATGCACATTTACTCCTACAGCAAACTGATTTAAGCCTGACTCACATTTTGCTAAGTTATAAAGAATATTTACATTCTCACCACCTGTTATATCATTAATTTGTTGCCAAATAGATATTGCAGGTTCTTCTTTTGGAGCTGTTAAAATAGCTATAGTTTCATCTACCCTACTTTGAATACTTCTTTCCCATAAGTTAGATATACCTATAATAACTGCTGTTAGTAATAATGAAATTATTATTACTTTTATTTTCCATAACTTTTTTCTCCTTTTTGTTAGTTTTTTTGCGTAAGATTTATTATATCTTACATTTTTACTTTTAAACATATTTTTATTTTTATTAAGTTCTTAATTTATCTTCTTGTATTTCTCTAAATGTAGGTTCATGATGTTGATGTACAACTGGTTCATTTTTTACTTCATTACTCAATTCTATAGTAGCTCTTGCTGCTTGAACTTCAGGTGGTAGCTTAAAAAAATACTCTGGTCTATTACTTTTCTTTATTTCTTTTGGTTCTATATCTTGATAATCACAACTATCGCATTCCCACTCACCTGTTTCTTGCCAACCCTTATCATCATTTCCAACATATACTTGGCGAAATTCTCCTTTTTCATGGCAGGATGGACAATCCACCCCTTTGTTATAATTTTCTTCTAATGTTTTTAACATAGTTTTATTCCTTTCTAATTAATTATTCTTATTAAATTATATATTAAATTACATAATATGTCAACTTTTCTAATTTAATTTTTAAATATGCCGACCTTTAGCTCTCTAAAAACTGAATAGGATTTTAATTATTAGCTAATAATTCTATTTACTTAATTGTAAGTCAACTCTTTTTCTCATTTTTTTCTAAAAATAATTTGTCCAAAATCTTAACTTTGATTGCTTTTATGGATTTTTCTGTTATATCTTGAGCCCGACTACCCATACCGAGCATTTTACTATCAATACTTGGCAGGACAGTAACTGTCTTATCAATATCGTTACCATATATAGTTTCTCGTCCAAAACCAAGTGCATCTATTTCTTTTTCATAATCTCTAATGCCATACCTATCATTATAGTTAAATGTTTTTGAGTGTAGCTTTTGTGCTATTTCTCTGGCTAACTCATAAACAGCAATGGAGTTTAGATTGGCTGTTGCCTCATAGTAATTCGCTCTGTGAAAGTATTTAGTCTTTTTTGGTTTTAATCCTAAATCTTTTAAATTGTAGCCAAATACTTTAGCAAGTTTTTTAGCAAACTTTGGGTCAACCATTGCTCGTGAATGTTCTTCCATTTCCTTTAGTGCTTTAGTTTTTTTCATATATTTTTCCCTTTCTATATCCTATTCAGTTTTCAAAGAACTATTTTATAAAGTCTTCTAAGGGTTGAACGAGAATTATATAATTATTTAATTAGTTAATTTTTTCTAATTCTAAATCTCCTTTTTTATTTTCTACATAATCCCAACATTCATCATTAGGAAAGATAATTGTTTTATTTTTATCTTTTTCTATGGAAGTAAAATATTCTCCACCTATTTCCTTAAAAGTATTTCCTTCACTATCTATTGATAATAACACTTCGTTATTTTGTGGCTGAGCTTTTAATAACTCAATAAGTTCTTTTATTTTCATATACTTGTTTCCTTTCTATATCTCATTCAACTTTTAGAAAACTTTATTTATAAAGCTCTCTAAACTTTAAGTAGGATTTTTATTTAATTATTTATTTACTATATTTTTCACAAGCTACTTTTTTAATTAAAGCTTGTAATTTTTCTACTGTTATTTTTACTTCTTCACTTGTTTTATCATTTGGTGTCCAACATAACCATTTTAAATAATCAGTATAATCTAACCACTTTTCTAAATATTCTTTTTTACTTATTTTAGTTTCCATATATTTATTTCCTTTCTTAAATCCTACTTAAGGTTTAGAAAACTTTATTTTTAAGTTCTCTTTTTTATAATTGTCAATGTTCTGCACCTTACCTATCCTTTCACCCTTGCTTGTATTTATATATACATTATATATTATATTAGAAAATAAGTCAAGCATCTAATTAGAAAATCTTGTAAAATAATAAGAATAACCCCATTTTATAAGGGTTATTCGTTAAAAATAGCTTTAATGTTTTTATACTATTTTAAGTAATTAAATTATAAAAAATATAGTTTTTTCTAATGCCTGTGGATAACTTTTCCTGGGAGACCTCCCCAGAATACTTGTAAAATAATTTTAGGTATGATAGAATTAAGCTATGATAAAAAAAATACTCCAACAATTAATTTATAAACTTTCAACAAAAAATCTTTGTAAAGATTCATCTGACCTGTTTCATTTTTTATCATTATTATTTGGAACAGGTAATAAATTTGCTCATAAGCTAAAGTTTATAAATTGTTGGATGATTTAGATGAATCTTTATAAGGGTTTTTTTTATTATTAAAAATATATTAACAGAACCTTGAATTGGGGAGAACAAGTAAAAAGCTCCATTAAATAAAAGTTTTGGTTCAGGTTCAAATGCGAAAGCTCGGAAAATGGTTTACTCTTTATCACCGAGCCATTTAATTTGCATCGGAGCCAAAAAAATTATCAAAAGAATGGTATGGGGATACTTCATTACTTGATAAATAGTTAATATCATAATCGTTAATCAATTATCATTTATATATTAAATAGGTAAAAGAGAGCTTTTTGTTTTAAAAGTTGATTTGGAAAACTTGTATAAAATTATTAGATGTGTTATAATTACTAGGTATGGTAAAAATAAGTTACCTACATTAATTAAGTTTTAGCTAAATAAATATTATTTGGTAATTTTGCTTGTAGCCTATGAAAAATATTAAACAAGTATCAATAAACAAAATAGTTCCTTATAAAAATAATGCTAAAAAGCATCTTAGAAAACAAATAGAACAAGTAGCAAATAGCATAAAAGAATTTGGTTTTAATCAACCAATAGTGGTAGATAAAAATAATATAATAATAGTTGGACATGGAAGATTAGAAGCAAGTAAATTATTAGAGCTAAAAGAAGTACCTGTATTACAGATAGACTTATCAGAAGAACAAGCAAAAGCATACCGATTAGCCGATAATAAGCTGAATGAATCTGATTGGGATATAGATTTAGTTGTTGAGGAATTAAAAGAATTATCAGAACCTATGTTAGACCTTACTGGCTTTGATAAGGATTTGATACTAGAACCTGAAGAAAAAGACGATATTATACCTGAAGATGTACCTGCACAGGCAGAATTAGGCGATATATACCAGCTGGGCAATCACAGAATAATGTGTGGTGATAGCACTAATGTAGAATCTGTAGAGCAGTTAATGGATGGTAAGAAAGCTGATATGAGTTTTACCAGTCCACCTTACAATGTAGGACACAACCTAGGATATGACGATAAGGATAGCAAGTATGTCAACAGTGATGATAATTTAGATAACTATGTTGATTTGATTGTTAAAAGCACCACATTGTCATTGGAGCATTCAAAAGAAGTTTTTGTAAATATACAGTTAGTCGCTAACAACAAAAAAGAAGTATTGATTTGGTTAGCAGAGTTATCAGAAAGTTTTAAGGATATATTCTTTTGGAAGAAATTACAGGTAGAACCAGCTATGGCGAGTAATGTTGTAAACTCACAAGTGGAATTGATTGTATTATTTGGTAAGGATAACAATAGTCGTGCTTGGGGTAATAAGAAATGGAGAGGTAATTTTAGTAATAGCATTGAAACAAAGTCGGCAAGTGGCGAGAATAAGAATGCTAAAATACATAATGCAACATACCCAGTAGATTTACCATTAAAGTTTATTACACAGGGTTATGAAGAAAACAGTTTGATATTAGACTTATTTATAGGAACAGGAACGACACTAATAGCAGCAGAGAAAACAGGAAGGATATGCTATGGAATGGAACTAGACCCAAAGTATGTAGATGTTATAATAAAAAGGTGGGAAGATTATACAGGAAATAAAGTTAAAAAATTATGAAATTAGATGAAAACACTGTCAGAAAATTAGAACAAGCATTTGCTATTGATTGCACAGTAACAGAAGCGTGTTTATTTGCTAACATTAGTAGAGATACATATTATAGATGGATAAAAGAAAATAAAAAATTATCTGACAAATTTGAAAGGTTGAGAGCAAGACCAATCCTTAAAGCAAGACAAGAAGTAGTTAAAGGATTAGTAAACTATCATAATTCTATGGATTACCTTAAAAGAAAAAGGAAATTAGAATTTTCAGAAAGGTTAGAACACACTGGGGAAGATGGAAAAAATATTCAAATTATTTTAGCAAAAGAAGTACAAGAAAAATATGATTTTAACCAGAGCCCAGAAAATAATAGCAAAGGATAAACACAGATTTAGAGTTATAAATTGTGGTAGAAGATTTGGGAAAACAACTCTTTCCATAGAGGAGATAAAAGGTAGAGCCCTTTATATCCCTTCAAGGATAGCTTATATAGCTCCCACTTATCCTCAAGCAAGAGATATTGCTTGGCAAATGTTAAAGAATGAATTAAAACCTATTATAAAAAACATCAATGAGTCTAGATTAGAATTAGTAGTACATACACAATCAGGAAAAGAAGAATCAATAATCCAACTTAGAGGTTGGGAGAACATTGAATCCTTAAGAGGACAAAGATTAGATTTCATAGTCATAGACGAAGTAGCTATGATGAGAAACTTCTGGTTAAACTGGGAAGAAATAATCAGACCAACCCTTACTGATACTAAGGGAGATGTAATGTTTATATCTACTCCCAAAGGATTTAATCACTTCTATGACCTTTACAACAAAGAAGCTGAAGATAAAGATTATAAGAGTTTTCACTTTACTAGTTATGACAATCCTCATCTCCCAAAAGAAGAATTAGATAAAGCTAAAAAGGAATTACCTGAAGATAGATTTGCCCAGGAGTATATGGCAGACTTTAGAAAGACTGAAGGACTTGTCTATAAAGAATTTAGCAGACTAAACCATACTTATACAAAGTTCTTGGTTAAAGAAATAAAAGATGTAATAATAGGATTAGACTTTGGCTATACTAATCCTTCAGCAATAATAAAAATAGTAGTAGATAAAAATGATAACTTCTGGATTGAAGATGAATGGTATAAAAATAAACAAACCAACGAACAGATAGCCGAAATAGTAAATAGATTTGAACCGAATATAGTTTATCCTGACCCAGCTAGTCCTGATAGAATAGCAGAACTTGCTACTAAGGGAATAAACATTAGAGATGTAAACAAAGGTAAAGATTCTGTCATCAATGGAATTAATAAAGTTAGGGAATTATTAAAAACCAATAGATTAAAAATAAATAAAAAATGTGTTAATACAATCTGGGAGTTTGAAAGTTATTGCTATCCTGATGACAGGAGAAAAAGAACTGAGAATGAAATTCCTTTGAAAGAGAATGACCATGCTATGGATGCAATCAGATATGCCCTTATGAGTTATGTTCCTACCAGAACAAAACCTTTACCAATTAAACAATTTAAACCTGACTTTAAAAAGATAAGTTATCTAAGATATTAAATATATGTTATTAGACCTAAATTTAAGTAAAGAACGTTCCAAAGCTAGTTATAGTCCTGGAGCTGAAGAAAGAAATGCTATCAAGTTTATCTTGGAACATTTTACAATTAGTAATGTAATAAGAGAATCTACCTATGAAGAATTTAATGGACTATCACTTATTGAACGTCAAAGAAAAGACCAGAGGACTTTTAATGTTTATCAGGATACTCCTACTGGAGATAATTCTTGGAAGTCTAACGCAGTAAGACCTATTGAAAGAAATAGAATCATTAGTATTGCTGCTCATTTAGCAGGAACTTTAATATCTCCCAAGGTCTTTGCTCAGAATGATAATGATGAAGAAGATAAGGAAGCAGCTGACGTAATGAGAGATTTAATGGAATGGAGAGGAGACCAAGCTGATTACTCTAAGACATTTCTTTATTCAGTTATAGGAGCTTTAGTTAATCCAGCAGTAATCGTTCATACCGAATATGCTAATGTTAATCGTAAAATAAAAGAAATCAAAGACAATGGCTCTTGGACTGAGAAAGAAATAACAGATGAAATCTTTAGTGGATTCCAAGATACCCTTGTTCCAGTGGATGAACTTTATATTGCTAATATCTATCAACAAGAAATTCAAAAGCAAGAGTTTTTAATCTGGAGAAGAATTCTAGATTATGGAACAGCTGAAGCTAAGTATGGAACTAAAGAAAACTTTGAATATATCAAACCAGGAGTTCAGAATCTTTTAGCAGGAGATTATATGTATGAGCAAGAAGATAAAGACTTGGATAATAGACTTGTAGAAGAAATTATCTTTTACCATAGAGGAAAAGATTTACAATTAACTTTAGTAAATGGAGTTTTATTATGTAAACCAGACCAACCTAATCCACGTAAAGATAAGATGTATCCCTTTGCTAAAACAGGTTATGAAATAGTTGATGAAGGTCAATTCTTTTACTACAAGAGTTTAGCTAATAAACTAGCTAATGATGGAGAAGTAGTAAATACTTTATACAGAATGATAATTGATGGAACATTCTTACAACTAATGCCACCTACTGCAATCTTTGGAGATGAAGAAGTAAATTCAAATATAATAATGCCAGGAGTTATTACTTCCTTTGGTAAAGACACTAAGATGGAAAAGATAGATGTAGGTTCAAACTTGGGAACTGGATTAAATGTATTACAGAAAGTAGAAAACTCTATATCTGAAAGTTCACAAGATATAATGCAGGCAGGTATGTCTTCTACTAAATCTGGAACAACAGCATTTGAAGTATCTAGATTAGAACAGAATGCAAGAATTATGCTTGGGCTATTTGGACAGATGATTGGCTTTTTAGTAAAAGACTTAGGACAATTATTTTTAGATGACATCCTTCAATTCATGACAGTAGGTGAAGTGGGAGATATAACAACTGAAGAAGGTATATTAAAGTTTAGAAACATTTTAATTCCAGAGAAAATGGTAGAAGGTAAAGCTGTTACTCGTACTATAGACTTTGATATGGAATTACCAGATGAAGTTACTGAAGAAGAAACTATGGAGATAAGTAAAAATATTATGAAAAGTGAAGGAGGGTTTGAAACTGATAAAGAAATATATAAAGTTAATCCAACCTTTTTTAGAAACTTAAAATATAAAGTAAGAGTAGCACCAGATGCTGCTACACCTCAAAGTGATAATGTTAAAAAAGCATTAGCACTAGAGTTATATGATAGAGCAATAGCTAATCCTTTAGCTGACCAAGAAGCAATATTTAGAGACCTTTTACTTGGAAGTTATGATTCAACAAGAAATGATACAGACAAATATATTAAAGAAAAGGAACAGCAACTAGATAAATTAATTGGAGCTAAACCTTCAATGTCAGATGCAATGACACCACCACCACGAAGAAGTCCAGTGGGAGCTGTATCTCAAGCAGAAAGATTAACAACATAATAATAAAACACCTATGAATAGAATAAAAGTTAAAATACAGAATTGGTTACTTAAAAATTTATTTAACGCAATTAGCGAAGATGATATTCTCAAATATGAGAAAGGAAAGTTTCTTCTTAGGGGAACACTTTTAGATACGAGAGCAACAGGAAACTTTGTTAGTCAAGCTAATAGTATATTACGTTCACAATTATGGAAGCATCTTACTGATGATATAAAATATATTTCTAATCAAAGGATGTATGAGAAAAGTACAACCATTGATGATGTAATATTTGGTAAAGCTATGCTTTATAATTTAGATATACTAGAACGCAAGTTAGAGCGTTTAAGTAAATTAAAATAATTAATTCGTGGGGTTGAGTATACCCCTTAATCAAAACACTATGTCAAATGAAAAAAAGATGGAGAAAAAAGAAAACGTTCAGAATGCTCCTACTGAACAAGAGGAGAATAAAAAAGACGTTCAACCTGCTCCAGTTGAGCAAAGCGAGGAATCTAAACCTGAAGTTGATTACGTAGCTGAACTAGGTATAGCTAAGTCTAAACTAGAGAAAGCTGGTAACACAATTGAAAAAATAAAGAAAGAAAACAAAGAGTTAAAGAATGATGATGATGATGATGAGTATATTGATTATCAAGAAGAAATTAATAAACAAGTAGCTAAAAAGATGGACAGTGTAAGAGCTGATTTATCTGAAGATACTATTGAATCTACATTAGAAGATTTAACAGTTAATGTAGATGAAAGAGCTTTAATCAAACATCATTACGATAACTCTTTACAAAAAACTGGCTTTTCCCGCCAGGCAATTATGCAAGACTTATTGAATGCAAAACTACTTGCTAACAGGAAAACTCTTTCAAAAGAAAATTCAGAATTAAAAGCTGCATTATCTGCGAAAGAATCTACTGGTAATTCAAGTAGAGGAGCTAATTTAGATAAAGCTAATATTGATAAACCAATAAAACCTATATCTGATATGACAAGAGATGAGCATAAAGCATACTGGGAAAGTTTTAAAAAATAATTGAAGATTTTATAATTTAAAATTTTCATTAGGAAAATCAGAAATATGGCAATAAGTACAGGAACAATTACAAAAGCAGATGTTGTAGTATTTGAACCAGAGATATGGGAAGGTGCTGTTAATGATTTCTATAGAGCAAAGTTAATTGCAGGTAATTTCTTTTGGGATTTATCTTCTGCAGTAGACCAAGGTGGTGACCAAATTAATATTCCAAATATTGCACAAATGACAGCGAATACTAAAACAAATGGTGCAGAAGTAACTTTAAATTCAGAGGTAGAAACTGATATTAATTTAGTAATTAATAGATGGCAAGAAGTTTCCTTCTTAATTGAAGACTTTGAATCAAGACAAGTTGCTGCAGTATATGACTTACAAGAGAAATTTGCTAGAAACGCTGGGTACACAGCTGCTGCTAAATTAGAAGATGCACTAATCGCATTATTTAGTGGGTTTACCCAAATTGTTGGAGCATCTGATGCAACATTAGTAGATTCTGATATTAGAAAAGCAATTCAATATCTAGATGATGCTGATGCTCCACAGGAAGACAGAGCATTCTTTTTATGCCCTGCAACAATGTGGGATGACATCATGGCTATTGATAAGTTTGTATTAGCAAACGAATCAGGTGGTCGTGGTCCAGTAACCTCAGGTCCAGTTGGTATGTTATATGGATATAAAGTTTATGTAACTTCAAGATGTTCTGATGGTGATGGTGGTGTTCAAGCATTTGCTCACAAAGATGCATTAGTATATGCGTCTAGTAGAGTCAGAGTACAGTCAAACTATGTTCCACAACGTTTAGGTACTTTAGTTACCGCAGACGTTATGTATGGCACTTTAGAAAACAGAGACACATCAGGAGTATGGATAAAAGCTGCTGCTTAGTAGTTTTATTCTGTGGGTTATCTATTAATCCACAGAGCTAAGATTATTAACCAAAAACCTATGGGAGTAAGAATAAATATCACAAAAAAAGAAAGATTGTTCATTCACAAAGATGGTCGTGTTGAAGTTCTAAGTAGTACAGATAAATCAAAACCTAAAAAGAAGAAAGAGAAAAAAGATGAAAGTATATAATATTACAGGGTGTCATTTTTCTTGTGCTTATGTTAGACAACTTCTCCCTATGTGGGAGAATGGCTATAATGGTAATTTTATTGGATTAAATACACCTAGAAAAGATATGAAGACAATCACTCAAGAAGCAATAGATTCAGACATAATAGTATTTCATAGACCAGAACTAGGTACATATTGGAAGGTAGCTGACATTCTTAAGGGGATGGGGAAAAAAATAGTATTTGATAATGATGATACATTTAAACTTCACAAAGGACATCCTTTTTATAAGATGCATATTGGTATGAAATTAATGGACAAATTTAATAGAAATTATGATATGATAAATTATCAAACAAATAGTTTCATTAGAGCTGCAGACTTAGTAACTACTACTACAAAGACATTAGCTAAAGAGTATAAGGAATTAAATCCTAATGTAGTGATATTACCAAACTGTGTTAATCTAGATGATTGGGAAGAACCATTAAGACATGAAGATAATATAGTAAGAATAGGTATATCAGGTTCAACTGCATATACTTATGATTTTAAGAACATTAAAAATTATATCAAAGAATTAGATGAAAGGGATGATGTTCAATTTATACTATTTGGACTTGATGATAAAGAAGATAGAAAAAAATATCCAAAGGTAACTAAGATTCTTGAAGATGAATATGCATTTTGGGATACATTAAAAAATAAAGAACACATGCATTGGGTTGATAGGTCTAAGTATAATGAAACATTAAATAATTTAAAGTTAGATATAATGCTTATTCCAAGACAAGAATGTTATTTTAACAGATGTAAATCAAACGTTAAATTTTTAGAAGCAGCAATGTGTGAGATACCAGTAGTAGCAAGTAGTTTTACAGATGGTCCTTACGAAGAACTAGATGGGAAGAATGGTATTAAAATAAAAGATAAAACAAAATGGAAAGAGATAGTTGATGACCTTATTAAGAATAAAGAAAAGAGAAGGGCGATAGGCAAAGAAGCAAAACGATATGTTCTTAATAATTATGATATTAAAGACCATGCATATAAATGGGAAGAAGTATATAAAACCTTATGAAAAAAGTATTATTAGCAATTCCAACTAGTGGTAATTTAGATTATAGAATAGTTGAATTTATGCTAGATATGTATAACCAAAAGAAATATAAAGTAACTATACATATTTCAAAGCTAGTAGGAATTGAAGCAAATAGAAATCAAATAGTTAAAGCACTTTTAAATTCAACTTGTGATTACCTACTTATGGTAGATACAGATAATCCCCCCCTGGATAATCCTTTAGATTTAATAAAAGAAGATAAAGATATTATAGGATTACCCACTCCAATTAATATGAGTTGTATTAGAGGAATGAGTTTCTTCAAATATAATATCTATAAAGATGATAAACAATTAAAAGATGGTGAAGGATTACAAAAGGTAGATGCGGTAGGAACTGGTTGTATACTTATTAAAAGAGAGGTATTTGAAAAATTGGGAGATAATCCTTTTACTCCAGAGAGATATGAAGATGATAGAATAAAAGTAGGAGAAGATATAATGTTCTGTAGAAGGGTAAAGAAAGCAGGAATAGATATATGGACACATTGGGATTATAAGTGTCATCATTATAAGGAGATAGATTTAACTACATTACCAGTAGAAATATTTAATAAACTAATATAAAACTTATGTTTAAAATTGAAGACATCACACCTACACGCGAAGTAGAATTACAAAACGCAAAGTTACACAAATTGTTAGAAGAAAAAGTAAAGTTAGTAAATGAAGGTAAAGGTTATCAAAAAAAAGTAGAGGAACTACAAAAGAAACAAAGAAAGGTTGGACTTAAATTAAATAAGGTAAAAGAAAAGGTTTTGCCTTTAATAGCAGAAGAATCAACAAAGTTAGACATTGGACAATTTGAAGCACCTATGAATGTTAATATTATAGATGGTAAATCTATTCTAACAATAGTAGATAGAGTAGAAGATTTTAAAAAAAGACTTTTAGAAAAATTAGAAGAAGATAATAAAAAAGATGCCAAAGAAACAGAAACAGAGTAAATACTACGAACAGTATTTTCAAATATTCACGTACTTTAACAACCTTTGGAATAAAATTATTCGTAAGCATGTTTTTAAAGTTAAGGTTGAAAATCAACCTAAAGTTCAAGATGTTAAGATTACTAATCCACAAGCTCCCCAGTCTTCATTAAAGGTTTCTAACTTTGAACAAGTTGAACAAGCATTGAATAAAAATGTAATTGACATTATAAAATTCCTAGAAAAGAAAGTTGAGCCAACTGATAATTCAGATATTCTTAAAAGTTTAAAAGGTATTAGAAAAGAATTGAAGGTAAAAGATTTAACACCAAATGTAATTAAACGATTAGAGGATGTTAAAAAAGCTATAAGCAAGTTAGATATTAAATTTGACTTAAGTGGTTTAGAAAAGCGTTTAGATGTATCACAGGGCTTATTAGAGAGCTTAAAGAACTACACAGAGTATGATGAGTGGAAGGTAAAGATAAATGGTAAGCAAATGGAAGAACTTGTCAATGCTATGGGTAAGCAATGGATTAGTGCTAGTGGCACAGGAATAATTAAAGATGGTAGTGGGAATCCTTATAGCTCAACTAATAAATTACCAGTAGAAGCTACTTTAGAAATAGGAGATATAGAAATTGGTGCAGTAGAACTTAAAGATGGTGATACTGATACCAGAGCAGATATTGAAAGTGATGGAACTAAAAATGCTTTATTCGTTCAAGCTAATAATGATAGTTTAGGAGTACAACAGGTTCAATCTAATTCATCTAATATAGCAACAGAAACTACCTTAGGTTTAATAAAAGATACAGATGGAATTAAGCAGATTACAGATGCAGTTACAGTTGAACAAGCTACTGCAGCAAGTTTAAAAGCACTTGTTAATCC